ATCTGTGTTAACTTGATTTGTCCCGGTCCCAAAATCGATATGAGTATCATCTATTCCGTCTGCTTTAAGTGTAACAGCACCAGAAGAAACTGCAAAATGATCAGAACTAAAACTTGCAATACCTTTTGCAGAAGTAGAAGCATCAGTAGCATTTAATGTAACATCACCAGTTGTTCCGCCTCCAGATAAACCTGTACCTGCGGTAACAGCAGTAATATCTCCACCACCGCCTCCTCCTCCACCGCCGGAAGAAGCAAAAGTAATTGTATCCCCACTAGCACTAGTGGTAATTGTCATATTTGAACCGGCGACAAGTGTTAAAGTATCTGTAGCTCCATCAGCTACAACATTATCTTGGCCTGATACGGCTATAGTTTTAAAAGTTTCTGTTACTGTTCCTCCACCATCGGCAGCTGGAGCCCAACGTGAATTTCCGTTATCCCATTTTAATACTTGTCCGTCTGAAGGAGTGGCCGTATGTACATTAGCAAGCGAAGCTAAACTAGTGGCTGCTATTCTTGCATCGGCTCTAGCATTAGTAAAATATAAATTAGTTGATCCTTCATTTATCTCGTCAGTATTATCTTTAGTACCTATCTGAGTATCTACATATGCTTTGACTGATTGTTGTGAAGGAGGTCTAGTAGCACTATTACTACCCATATTATCTTCGTCAATTAGAGATAATGTTTGAGCATCTACATAGGCTTTGACTGATTGTTGAGAAGGTAATTTAGTAGCACTATTAGTTGCCATGTTATCTTCATCTAATAGAGCATTAGTAATACGCGCGTCTGCTCGTGCATTAGTATAATATAAATTCGTATTTTCTGTAATTGCCGAAGTATTTAAGGTAATATTAGCAGTTCCATCAAAACTTACTCCGGATATAGTTCTAGCATTTTGAAGAGCCGTAGCTGTTCCGGCATTTCCTGAAACAGTAGTAGGAGTTCCAACCGCATCTAATTCAGTTTTAGTTGCTAATCTAGTTCCTCCGGCTGTAGATGCATCGTGTACTCGTAATGTTTTATTAGTAGTATCAAATGTAATCTCACCAGAGGCACCCGTAAAAGAATTATTTTGTGTTGCAGTACCTCTTCTAAATTGTAATGTAGTTGGCATTTTTTATCCCAGTATAACTTTATTGAATGTATTTATATACTTTTTAAGCTCCAACATGAGCTTCACCTGCTCCATAATCTAAGCTTTTAAATTGTCCATGTGGTTCTAAACAATCATATTGTGTTCTTAAATCAGCTCCAAATTCATCTCTATCTCTACTTCCTAATGTACTACCGCCATCATCTTCTCTAGCTCTATTATCTGTATCACCTTCTGTATTTCTTAAATCCCCAGTTGGAATAGTAGTAGTATTATTTAAAACCCTTTTTATTTCATTTCCGCCAGGATCCATTATTTTTAATGAACCGCCTTCAGATTTAATTGTAGATTCACCTAAAAATATAGAAGATCCAGATAGGTGTAAATCTCTCCATTTTTTACTAGCAGTACCTAAATCATATGATGAATCAGTAGCCGGTATAATATGTTGAGCAACTGCAGATAAATCTACATCAGTTCCATCACCTCCGCCATATTGTTTGGCAATTGCTATAACATCTTTTTCGCCTAAACCGCCACCTCCGCCTGGATAATAAGTTCCTAATTTTCTTAGAGAGGTATTAGTAGTATCAACGAATTTTTTATAATCTTTTTTAGTAGTATAATCTTCTAATACAGGTTTAATATCATCAAATGTAACCTTTGCATCAATACCATCCTTACCATCTTTTCCTGAGGGGCCAATTGGACCTGTTAATCCCCTAAGACCTTTTTCTCCTTGTTCCCCTATTAAACCTTGTAGACCTTGAGGACCTATTAAACCTTGTATTCCCTGTTCACCGATAAGACCTCTTTCTCCTTGAGGGCCTGTCTCTCCCTTAAATCCTTGTAAACCCTGAGATCCTTGAGAACCTTCTTCACCTTTGTCACCTTTTTCCCCATCATATCCTCTCGGACCGGCATAACCCTGCAATCCACGTTCACCAATATCACCTTTTTCTCCCTCTGTACCTTGTAATCCTTGTAATCCTTGTTCGCCTATTAAACCTTGTAATCCTTGTTCACCTTGGATCCCTTTATCACCATGATCCCCTTTTATTCCTTTATCACCTTTTATTCCAGGAATTCCTTGTTCCCCTATTAAGCCTTGAGGTCCGCGTAGCCCTTGTTCTCCCTGAACTCCATCGAGCCCAGGAATTCCTTGTCTTCCTCTTTTAGGGGTTCTTTTTAGTAGTGAAATCTCTTCCTTTAATTTCTTTATAGAAAGAGCAATTAAGGCTTCATTAATAACCGATTTAGACATTACTTTAATTCGCTAATTGTTTAGCTACGGTTTCTAATACTTCAAGTTCTTTTACTTTTAAAGAATTATCTATAGCTTTGGTTTCGGTGTCTTCTTTTTCTTCAACTATCTCTTCTTTTTTATCAGGGATTTTTAAAATTTCCTCAGGCATTTCTTCTCCTTCAGGTGGGGGAAGAGCTCCTGATTTCATTTCATCTGCAATTTGATTTACCATATCTTTAATATCATCATCTCCAAGTCTTAAAACATTTTTCATAACCCATTCTTTAGAGAAATAAGTTCCAATTAGATTTGCTTGTTGCATAGTATCTAAACTTGAAAATCTTTCTCTCCACATTTCACTATCACGTAATTCGGTAAAATGGTTATCCCTGACATAATCTATTACTATATCATTTTTCCACTTATCCCAATCTTCATCTACGATAATTCCCTTTAAGATTAAATTTTTATGTAAAATCTCAAGGAATAATTTACTAAATCTTCGTCTTAAACGATCGATGAATTTTTGAAATTTAAGTTCATCTCTAGTAACTTCTGTAGATCTTCCTAATGTAAAAGGAGCCGATTCTTGCTGATCTAATCTAGCTACTGGTACGTTTAATGCTTTATATAATTTCTTTTGAAAGTAAAATATATCATCTATTTGTCCTAGATTATCTCCTCCAGGTAATGTAGTAATTTCTGTTCCTCTACCACCTTCTCTTCGTGGTAACCAAAAATCTTCAAGCATTGACATATGTTTGCGATCATCCTTAATAGCACCTGTTGCTGCATCATAAACTAACTTATTACGATATCGAGCCATAATATCTTTCATGTATTGTTCGGCTTTACCCCTAGGTAAATTACCAACATCAATATAAAATATCCTACGTTCTGGAGCTCTAGCCAATCTATAAATTACTAGAGAATCTTCCATCATACGCAATTGATTAATAGGTTTTAATGCTTTATGCAAATAAGATATAACTTTTTTCTTATCTTCACTCAATAAACCAGATGTTATATAACAAACTGAATCTTTTGTCAGTTTTACTCCACTAGTTGTATGACCTGGTTTTTCTTGGTAAATATAATATTCATCTGTTTTTGTTACAATAGCCGCACCAGTTGCCGGATCTTTTTTCTTTTTAACCTGTTTTACTTTTCTAATTTTTGCAGCATCTATAGGTCTTATCTCTTGTATACCTGCTTTTAAATTTGATTCATTAACAACTAGATGATAATATATTCTTCCATCGACATACCATCTTCTAAAAATATCATGTCCTAAATCTTTAAAATTAAGTTTAGCCGAGATCCCGTCGAATTCTTCTTTTATTTGTTTTTTTATAGATTCACTCATACCTTCTGTTTTATCTAAAACAAGATCTACTGAGGATTCTAATTCACTTCCTGTAATAGATTCATTAACAATATCTTCTATAGCCATATCAACCTCAGGATGCATTGAAACCCCTCGATATTTCATAATTAAAGAAGTATTATCTTTAGAATCATCTCCATCCATATTAACAAATTGGCCATAATGAGCTCCGGCCGCAGTAACATAACCTGCTCCGTCATCATCGACCTTTGGTACTATAGAAGGTAATTTTTTGTGTTCTTTCCCAGAATCACTAATTCTTTTTATTTCAAACCCAAATAACTTTAAACCTGCATTTGAACTACTAAATTCTTCTGCCATATTATATCCTTAATTAGGGGGAGTTTTTAGGCTCCCCCTGTCTTTTAGTTAAGATGTAGTATTGGAAGTCCAATATTGATAGTTAAATTCTACTGAAAATTCCTCTATTACTCCGTCGAGATCATATGATAATGTGATCTCTCCTAATCCGGTAGGAAATGCTCCTGTAAACTTATAAGTTTTAAGAGTAGTTCCATCCCTATCTAACTGTTCCACTGTTAAATCTGCTTGATAGTCAATTGGATTAGTTAAACCTTCGTTTGTAGTGTGTGCATTAATACCATTCATCCATCTTTCGATAGCATCCCTGGTACCAAAATCGGTATCGTTAAATACACTTACATTCCATGCTTGAAACGTACGTTCACCTGCTACTTTAAGTTGTCTTCCTCTAAAAGGAACCTGAATTAAACTAACATCAGATGTTGGTAAAGAAGCACCTCTACATAAGAAAGATGTTAACTCGACATCGCCACTTGCGTATCCCGGAAAATTTATTATAGCTTTAAATAAATTAGGACGGGCACCACCACCTCTTATTTTGGCTTTAAAATCGTCAACTCCTAGAATTGCCATTTTTTATTCTCCCTTCCTAAACCGTGCCTACGACTTCAGAAAAGTCGACGCCAGTTCTTACTGCAACAAAATTAAGTGTTACATAGTTAATAGAACGAGCCGGCTTAATGAATATATTAGCTATAAACTCATTTCTATCTATTACAGCAGGTGTGTTATTTGTAGCATCACAAACTAGTTTAAAGTCTGTTATACCTCTTCTTCCTTGAATCTCTCTAAGGAAAGGTTCTACAATATTAACAAATTCTGCTCTTGTGAACTCATCGTTGAATTCAAACATAACACTCTGTGCTGCCGCGGCTATTGCTCTTTCTATTGAAAGGAATAATCTACGAACATTAATCCTGTTAAATGCTGAAATTCTTTTCCAGTGAGTTTTATCTCCGTAAAGCATTGTACCTTGACCAGGAATATTTGCTATAGGATTTATGTATGCCTTATATAGCGAGTCTCTTTGAGTCTTTGATGGAGACCAAGCTAAATCGGTAACACCTAACAAATGTCCTCTTCTCTGACCTGCTGGTGAGTACCACGGAGCAGTATTTTTATCAGATAAGGCCATAATACCTGCAGTAGATGATGCTGCTGGAATTTGAATATACTTATCATTATATTTATCGTATACCTTAACCCAGTTATTATCTGCTACTAGATAAGATGAGCTAGTATATTTTTTTCCTTCTGCTACGATTAGATCAGTAATAGTATCAGCTGCTTTTGCTCCTTTAATAACACTCTTCTCAGAAGGAGATGTTACAGCCACGCAATCTTTACGTAAACTATAAGCAGTGGAAACTAAATCATTAACTACAGTCGCTTGATTATCTGCACTATCCATTCCAGGCGCGATTAAGAAATCTACTTGAACCGTATCTCTATCCTCATAAAGATCAAATCCTGTTTGAATTTGACCTGGAGTAACAGCATTAGAGTAAGAAACCCCACTAACTAAACTATAGTTTTTAACTGCTCCAGTAGCTTGTGCATAGGCAACACCTTCAGTAGCATTTGTTATTCCGCATAATCTTCCCTCTTCAGCCGAGTCGAAATTAAGCATATAAACATATTCTGATTTTTCATTAATTACTTTTTTAACATAATTAGTTGATCCATCGTCTCCCTTTGCATCTGGTGCAACTGAAAGATTTTCGAATGCTTCTAGTACAGTTCCCTTTGTCCCTGAGAATCTTCCATCCTCATCAACAATTGCTACACAAATTTCATCTCCTGTAGATCCATAAGTTGCTGCATAGGCACTAGTTCTAGGTTGTTGATCAAAGCTCGCTTTAAAGTCCCAATCACCAAACTCTCCATCAGTATCTGCTGCTAATGTGGCAGAATCTGCTCTTACGTATGAAACTTTTAAACTATTACCTAGATCTCCAGGAAATCTTGAAAGAAATGAATATTTTCCCCCATTTCCTCCCATAGATGATATTAATCCAGTTTCTGCACTATCGAAACTAGATTTATTATTTACTTGTTGTACTGCTATCAAAGAAGCGGAATCTAACGCACCTTGATAT